CGAAAGGCAGAGGCAGTGATGCGAGTCGCTCTCCAAGTAGCAACCGAACTTTGCAGGCACTTCGAGTGGCTTTACCTCAAGCCATATTTTTGCCCGGCGGGTGTGGCCACACAGGGCATAGGTACGGTCAATAAGCCAGACGGTACACAGGTAAAGATTACTGACCCACCCATCACAAAAGAAACCGCAGAAGCGTGGCTGCAACACCAACTGCAAACAGAGTGCCTGCCAGCCGCAGTGAAGTACACTCCGGCGCTTGTCAGTAACGAGGAAGCGTTGGGCGCGATAGCGGACTTCATCTACAATTTGGGTGCTAGTCGCTACAAGGCCAGCACCCTACGCCGTAGACTCAACGAGCAAGACTGGGATGAGGCGCAGCTGGAGATTCGACGCTGGGTCAGGGCCGGAGGCCGAGTCCTTCCCGGGCTTGTCAGACGAAGAAGTGCCGAGGCCGAATTTCTGCCAGAGTCATGATGACTTGTGAAGCCTGTGTGGTAAGATTCGTTTAATTGCGGACGCTGAATCAGCATCCTTCCTGTGGCTAGTTGCCAGATGTGAGGTGCTGTACGGCTTACGTGATGCAATACTCCTCCTTGCTGGAAGACCTGCGCCGATATTTGGAGCGCGGCTTTACAGAAGAGAGCGACCCCACCGTCTACGACCAGTTGCCGAGACTTGTTGCTCTCGGCGAGCGTCGTTGCGCCACCGAGCTGAAGGTTCAGGGATTTCAGCGCACGGTCTCAACGCCTCTTCAGGTTGGGGTCTCGACCCTGCTGAAACCAGACCGCTGGCGCGACACGATCAGCATGTCTGTCGCTGGGTCGCCCATCTTTGCCCGGTCCTACGAGTACGTGAAGAACTACTGGCCAGACTCCGCAGTCACAGGCCCGGTTGAGTTCTATACCGACTACGACTACCAGCATTGGCTGATTGCGCCGACGCCGGCCACGGTTCAGACCCTTGAGGTCTTGTACTACGAACTGCCACAACCTCTCGACGATGCGAACCAGCAGAACTGGTTGACCAACTACGCGCCAAATCTGCTGCTGTACGCATGCCTACTGGAAGCCACTCCTTTCCTTAGAAACGACGAGCGCATCGCAACATGGCAGTCAATGTACGACCGTTTCGCACAAGCAACCAGCGGTCAGGATCTGCAGAAGATTCTCGACCGGACAGCAGTGAGGATTGAAGCATGACGGCGTGGACGGATACTTTCGGTGGGGCCAACATATATCCAAGCGAAATCACGTACAGCGAGATCACTCTTGCTGCCAACGTAACGCTGAACTGGCCGACAGAGGCATCTGCTTCGTCTGACTTCGTTACTAGCGTGATTGATGTAAACGCCACTGTCGCGGGTTGTGTCATCACGATGCCGGCGGCAACTGCTGCGGCACCCGGCATTACTGTGCTGTTCAACAACATCGGCGCGAACACGTTCACCGTGAGAAATGCTGGCGGCACACAGATCATCAGCTCAACCAGTGGTACGGTGTGGCAAGCGTATCTCGCTGACAACTCGACAACGGCCGGCACATGGAGATCGTTCCAGTATGGAGCATCAGTGTCTGCGGCTCAGGCATCCGGCTTGGCCGGCACTGGCTTGATCGCAATCGGCGCAGCTCTGTCGCAGACGATGCCGGTATCGAATTTCTTGGTGAATTACACTGCTGGAAATCCTGACATTGGAGTTGTGCAGAACTGGACAGGAAGCGGCACCGGCACACTGACGCTGCCAGATCCGTCTGTGGTGTACACCAGCTGGTTCATCGTTGCGAAGAACAGCGGCGGAGGTGCGCTTACGGTTACTCCCGGCGGCACCGCAACAATCGATGGGTCTTCCACGCTGTCGCTGCAACCATACGAGTCGTGCATCATTATTCAGGACGGCACTGATTTCTACACAATCGGCTTCGGACAGTCTGGCACCTTTGCGTTCGACTACACGACGATCAGTGTTGCGGGGTCCGGCACGTACACTTTGAGTGGAAGCGAGCTCAACCGCATTGCGTACAATTTCACAGGCGTTCTCACCGGCAACAAAATTGTCGAGGTGCCGGCCACGATTCAGCAGTATTGGGTCACCAATTCCACCACTGGTGCGTACACGCTGACAATCAAGCTGTCTGGCTCGACCGGACTTGTGATCAACCAAGGTGCTCGCGGCATCTACTACTCCAACGGTTCTGATGTGGTCAACGCAGACACGGCAAACCTCTCCGTTCCGCTGGGCATTGCGAGCGGCGGCACCGGAGCTACAACGGCGTCTGGAGCTCGTACAAGCCTTGGCGGTACATCGGTGGGTGTTGCGCTATTCACTGCTGTGAACGCGCAGGCTGCACTGGCCGTACTTGGTCCCATTTCCGGCGGGACATTCTGATGGCGGTGTCAACCACACTGATTGGATCGCAACCCGGCATAAAGCGGGACGGCACCAGTTTTGATGGCGACAACTACATCGACGGCCAATGGGTCAGGTTTCAGCGTGGAAAGCCTCGCAAGATTTGGGGTTTCCGATCCATCAGCAAATTCCTGCAGGAAATTTCCAGAGGAATTACTTGTTGGGCCGAGAATCACTACCAGTATTGCCTGAGCGGATCGGAAAACTACCTTGAGTCGTTTTCTATCGACAATGGCGGCAACGCATCCGTTATAACTGACAGAACGCCCGGCACTTACGCGACTGGCACGGTCACCTTTGTGTCAGGCTCAGGAGGGCAGATCAATAATGTAACCGTAAATGGCGTGACAATTACGTCAGCTTCGGTGCCATACGCGACAAGCCTCAGTGCAACAGCTGCAGCCGTTGCCGCCAACATCAACGCATATACATCAACACCAGACTACACGGCCGCTGCTGTCGGTCAGGTGCTGACTATAACTGCGGTCACGAAGAGCACAACCCCGAACGGATACGTTGTTGCGGCGTCACATACCGTTATGAACTTAACTTTTGCGCCGATGGCTGGTGGCGGAACTCCTCTGAATGTCTCGCCTCTGAATACGTGGATGTTCGATTACCAGTATTCGCCAAGCGATGTGAAGAACTACGTGATCGCGCACGTTGGTCGGAATCTGGAGTGCAGCTATGCCGACACGGGTGGACAGATTTTCTACGGCGAGGCTGTCAGCTCTGACAAGCTGGTGGAGATAGCACTCCCAGCCAACATGAATGCAACGGGCGGGATCGTGGTTCTGCATCCATACCTCGTTTACTACGGCAGCAACGGAATGATCGGCTGGAGTGTCCCGGGGGATCCAACAGATCTCAGCGGCTCTGGCTCTGGTCAGGCCCGACCATGGAGCCAGAAGTTTATCAAAGGTCTTCCGCTTCGTGCTGGTGGCGGCAATTCTCCTGCAGGAATCTTCTGGGCGTATGACGCAGTGATTCGCATGTCATACGTCGGCGGGACTCCAGTGTTCAGCTTTGACGTATTGATGACCGCAAGCTCCATCATGTCGGCCAATTGCGTGATCGACTACGACGGAGTGTTCTACTGGTGCGCAGTCGATAGGTTCCTGATGTTCAACGGTGTCGTCAGAGAGATTGAGAACAATCTCAACATCAACTACTTCCTCGACAACATTCAGCAAAACAGCCGCGAAAAAGTATTCGCCTTCAAAGTGCCGCGTTTCGGCGAGATCTGGTGGTGCTACCCGCGTGGCGATGCAGAGGAGTGTACGCACGCGATCATCTACAACGTGCGCGAGAACATCTGGTACGACACTGAGCTGCCGAATTCCGGCCGGTCTGCGGGTATCTACAACTCGGAGCTGATATCCCCGGTTCTGACCGGCGTCGACCAAACGGTAGACGGCTACAAAGTCTGGCTGCACGAAAGAGGGCTCGACGAGATCGATGGCCAAGACATCAATGCCATCAACTCGTATTACACCACATCAGATATGTCGCTGCCGGCCACGCAGAGTGTGGATGCGCGTCTGCGAATCACTACAGTTGAGCCAGACTTTGTGCAGGCTGGGCCGATGACGCTGGTCGTCAGTGGGCGCGCAAACGCAAGGGCGCCAGAGCAGGAAACGGCAGTGGTGACGTATCCAGAAAATGCACTCCAGACATACGAGCAAGTCGTGATGCTGAAGGCGCAGTACCGGCTTATGAATCTGACTTTTGGCAGCAATTCGCCCGGCGGCGATTATCAGGCCGGGCAAATCATTGCACACATCGACACAGGGGATCACACCAAG